AGACGACGGCGAGGCCGAGCTCTCCGAAGAACACGAGCTTGTCGTCGACGCTGGCAGCCGTGACGCCTCGACCGGCCGAGTCAGGCAGAAGTCCGAACCCCGACACGCGGTTGAATTCGGCAGGGTATCGGAGGCTGCGCTCCTTCGAGTAGAAGAACCCGCGCTCGAACTCGCCGCCGACGGCGACAAGGCGGTTCTGGTGGACGGCGAAGCTTTTGACGGCCGGAAGTCCGTTGTTCGACTGCGTTCCGGCGAATCTCAGCGAGCCGGGGCCGACGTAGAGAAGCTCGCTGGCCTGCAAAGCAGTATCGGTCTGCGGGATGTCCCCGAGCGGCGAGTCTCTATAGAAAACCGTGCCGCTCAGCGCGGTCGTCCGGTACGGAATGACCTGCACTCCAGCCTTCAAGGTGCCTTTGAGCGGCCTCACCGTCGCGGTGTAGGTATTGCCGGCGCTCGCAGTAAGCTGCGCAGCGGGGCTGGGGGCGCTCTGCCAGCGATTGCCCTGTCCGTCGAACCACTCGTAGACGAAGCAGATGAGGTAGTTTCCGGCAGAGAGCGGCCCTCCGGCGCCGGAAGCCGACAAGGTGAGGACTTCGGGGCTGTACGAGAAGCCCTCCTCGAACACGTCCTGCCCGTCGTAGCAGAGCGGGGTACCTCCTGCCATGTAGAGCAGGTCGGCGAACTCGATGCTCGTGATGTCCTCGTCCCAGCGAAGCGTGTTGCGCTGAACGTTCGTAGGATTCTGCCCGAGGTCGATGACGTTGGTGATGTTTGGCGTGAACTTCGCGCACCAGAAGAACACCCCGAAGCTCTCGCCGGGGACTCGCACGGGCGTACAAACCCGCCCGGTGAATACTGCCGATGGCAGCCCGGCAACGGGCGGCCACACTCCAGCGACATAAGCGCCAGCGTCGAACACTCGAAGCTGGCTGAACGCCGCCTCCGTCTGACCGCCTGCGATGGCGGCGGTCACTGACCGTCCGATGTCGAAGACCTGAAAGAGGCTCTGCGCGAGGCTTGACAGGTACGCGCCGAGCAACAACCCGCTGCCTTGAGTGCCCGTGTACGTGGCGCCGGGGCCTACGACCGGCGAAGAGGCACACACGAACCCGTCCAGAACGAGATATGTCGACAACCCCGACGCCATGCTCCCCGGGGGCGCTGAGGTGGCGTCGTACACCACGCATCGAATGGCAGCAGTGTTGTACGTGCTGCCAGCAAGCGTCTGAAGAAGCACGGGAAATGCGGCGGCAGAGCCGCCCCACGTCTTGAGAGTCACCGGCCATGCGACTGGCGTGCCCACCGACTGCGAGCTCGCGCCTAGGGACAGGTAGGTCGAAGCACTTGATGCGAACCATCGCAGCGTGGTGTTCGAGGCGTTGACGACGTAGAAGGAAACGAAGGCACGACCAACCCCCGCGCCGCCCGTGTCAACGTAGAGCGTGCTCAGAGGAGACGCCGCTCCAGCAATCGCTACCGAGGACGCGGTGAGTGCTGTGGGGGCGCTCTGAAGACCAATCCAGTGCTCAACGGCAGGGAGGCTGCGAGTCGCCGATACGCAGACCTCTAGCGTCGAAAGCGCGACGTCCAGATACACGTAGTTCGCCCCGACCGTGAACTTGGTCACCGCCTGGTTGACATTCTGCGTCTGGAGCGGGTCGATGAACAGGTAGCCGATGTCGCCACCCGAGATGGCGTAGATGCGGAACTGCCCGCCGAATGCGACGACTCGAGGCTCAACCACGTTCGACACACCGTCGCGAATCCGACCTCGCCCCACGACAGCATCGCTGACGCGGTGACGAATCTGCCAACTCACCTGGTAGCGAACGCCGGAGGTGCCGAACTGCTCGACCCAGACGACGCAGGTGTAGTCACCGGACACGGCAGCGTCGGTACCAAGGACGCCCGCATTGGGCCGCCTGCTCGCGCTCCAGTCGTCACTGCTGGTGCCCTGCGCTTCCGAGACGGACGTGGCGCCCGCGCGCTGGACCCCAAGCAGGTTGCGCCTCTGGTTCGAACTCGCGGCAGCGAGCGCGAAGCTGCCGCCGACCTGTTGGCGGTAGACGCCGTTCCAAGCCTCGATGAGCAATTCATCCTTGTGAGCCAGGAGCCTGCGCAGGCTGCGGTTCGTGTCGCTGATGGCCGTCTCGCCCGTCATGGCCGACAACGGGGTTGCTGTCAGGCCATCGACGACGCGGATGTTCGACAGGTCGTCGAACTCCCCATTCGTCACGCGAACAACGCCTGGCGGTTGGATGAGGGGTTCGCTAGCGGTCCTGTCTTGCCCCGCGACGAACGGAACCGGGATGTCCTGGAAGTTCAGCATCAGAAGACCCAGAGCTTGACGTTGACCGAAGCAGACGCCGTGAGCCGCAGGAACGACGAGGAGTCGGCGGCAGGCGCAGCGTTCCACACCTGCGCGTTCGCGTCACGCGCGGCGATGAGGTAGCCGACCCACGGACGGCCGAGCCCGTGAGGGATGATGGTTTCCGAGGTTGCGACCGCGACGTCGATGAGGCGACCGTCGAGCAGCGGGACGCGCCCGAGGGCGTCGAACGAGCCCTTGATGCGGTCCTGCACCCGGTCGAGCGTCTCGTCGTCGACCTTGAGCTTGGCGAACGGAGGCATCAAGGCAGCCACCAACGCAGGTCAGCCGTATTGACGGCGTCCATGTCGACGGCGTGCGCCGGCGAGGCCAGGTCGCGCCGGTCGGCGATGAGTCGCAGCTCGGCCTCCATCTTCTCCAGCTCGTAGCGAAGGTCGCGTACGTCGTCCTCCTGCTTCAGCTTCATCTGGATGGCGGTGTAGAGCACCACGTAGCGCTCCCACCCGTTGGGAAAGTCGACGGTGTCCGTAGTGAGCACGAGGGGCGTCGCGACCGGTACGTACCAGAACGTGCCCGGCGTGCCTGCTGGAGGGGCGGGCAGCAGTCGGAGTGTCGACGGGCCCTGAAGCGAGTAATGCACCGCGGCGCCCCAGGGAGTCGAAGAGCCGAGGTTCTTGTAGACGTTCCGCATCCCTCGAGCAAAGGGCTGAACGGTCTGTGTGATGCTGCCGTAGGTGAGGTCGACCCCGAGCAGCTTGTAGAAGTCCGTCGGGAGAGTGACCGTCTCTGCCCCGAAAGTCGTGAAGGTCTGCGACTTCTTGAAGTAGTTGGAGTCGTAGGCCTCCACGAGCATCTCGTGAAGCCGCTGCACGCCTTCGTTGACGAAGGCGTCGATACCCGTAGCCGTGTCGGGGATGAACCCGGCTACGGGCATGTCGGCGCGCTCCCTTGCGCGCGTTCGCAAAGTGGCAAGGGAGACGGCCGCCATGTCTTAGTTCCCGCGCGGAGGAGGCGTGCGGCTGTTGACGAAGCAGACCTCGAAGCTGAGGACGTCGGAGGTGGTCAGGTCGGTCAGCGCCTCGGTGCCGGTGTTGTTCGTCACGAAGAACTCGATTTCCGTGGCGAGCACGTTGCCCGTTGCCACGACGTCACGCGGCATGAGTGCGTTGACGACACGAGCGGTGGCAACGACGGGGGTCGTGGTGCCCGTGACGCCAGGGAGCACCGTCGCGCCGACATGCAGGAGCCGCGCGTACCGGCCCGTGAAGACGACGCGGTATCGACCGGCCGCCTCTCGAGTGACCGAGCGGATGCCGACGCCGAGAAGGTTGGTGGGAGCGTTCGCGCCGTTGCCGGTGAACCGACCGACCACCTTCGTGAGTCCGCGCTGAAGGCTGCGGACTGGAGCCATGTTTCGAGAAGCCATTGTGGTTCTCCTTGAATGAGTAAGTCGGGGTCAGCGTAGGCCAACCCCGACTCAGCGTCATTAGCTCGAGGGCATCCGCACGACGGCGTTGAAGCCGGGGGCCGTGCAGCCGAGGTTGCCGTAGTAGCCGTACCGGCCCTCGTAGGTGTCCGCGTCCGTGAGGCGCAGGATGTCGAGCCCGTCGAGGTTCAGCAGCTTCGGCGCGGGGCCGAGGCTGTAGAACTTCCAGGTGCTCATGTCGAGGCAGTAGCCCGTGCCGGCGGGGCAGTCCTGGTCCAGGTACATCGACACGGGACCCTTCGGACCCATGATTTGGATGGTCTGGAACCCGACCTGACCGCTCCCCTCGTACTTCGTCACCGCCTTGGTGCCGAGCGAGTTGAGGACCGACTGGTAGTCGGTGTGGTTGACCACGAAGTCGCGCGGACGCGCGCCCTGGCGGTCGAGCTCCATCACGACGCGGAGCGCGCCTTCCTCGGGGATGTCCGCCGAGATGTCCTGCGGCAGGCCCGCCAGGCGGACGCGGTCGACGGTGCGGTCGACGCCGAGGAAGCTCTCGCCGACGGTCGGGTCGGTGAAGGGCAGCCAGTCGGCCAGACCGAGCGCCTTGTTGCCCAGGGGGTTGCTCCCGCCGACACCGTTGTTGGCGTTGTCGCTCTGCACCGACAGGAAGTCGTTGGCGGCCCAGTTCGTGCCCGCGAAGGTGCCGTCAGCGAACGTCAGCACGCCGGTCGAGCGGTTGACGCGGGTGATGGTCGCGGTGGCAGGAGTCGCCCTGTTTGCGCCGGTCGAGGTCGCCGACGCGACGAGAATCATGCCGATTTCGAACGACGTGACGTCGGCAGGGTTCGCGAGGGTGATGGTCGCCGGAGGGCCGGCCGCCACCGAACCGATGGCCCCGATGTTGCCCGAGCGTCCGCGGAACAGGTTGACTGCGAGGTCCTTCGAGATGTTGTTGATGGCACCCTTCATCTCGTCGTCGAGGATAGGCAGGAGGGCGTTGATGTCGCCCTTCGACGCCTCGATGGCCTCGGCCTCGAGCCGGAAGACCTGGTAGTTGCGCGAGCGGGTGAGGACGAAGCGGCGAAAGGCGCTTGCAGTGTCGCGCGCCTGCGCCGAGGCGACCGTGAGGCCGCGACCCTGCGAGTCAGCGATGCGGACGGTCAGTCGGATGTCCTCACCGCCGAACGACTCCATCTTCGGGATGCGCGCGAGGAACGGGTGGTCCGGGTAGACCTCGTTGATGACCCGGTCCTGGGGCCAGAGGTTCTTCAGAATGGGGATGATGTCGGCAACTGCGGTCATGTGGCACCTCTGCGGGTGCCATCATGGCTACCCGCGGTTGGGGGACCGGCCGGCGAGCCTCATGGCCCGCGCCTGCCAGTCCTGGTCGGTTTTCGGGGTTGCGGGCTCGACGGCAGTAGCGCCGGGAGCCATGAAGGACGTGAGGGTGTTCTGGCCTTCTGCGGTGCCCCGAGGCGACGCTGGTGCCTCGTTTGCAGGGACGGTAGCCGCCTTCTGGGCTGACGTCAAGAACCCATAGCGTTCCGCCAGCTTCCGGTGCTTCTCCTCGACCCGCGCGAGCGCGATGGTGAGGTTGTCCTGGGGGTTGTCGGCAGGGAGCTTCCCGGTCTGGCGGTAGAACTCGTTCAGCTCGCCGATGGCCTCCTCGACCGCCTCGTCCTTGAACTTCGAGATGATGGGGAACTTCTTCTCATCGACCAGCGGCAGCGCGATGGCCTTGGCCTGAGCGTGCGCCTTCGAGGCCTCGGCCTCCATCCTGCCCGCCTTGAGTTCGTCGACCTCCTTGCGAGTAGCGGCGAGCGCTTCCTTCAGGTCGCGCACGTAGGCGGGCTCGTTGGCTTCGGACTCGGTCGGAGCGGCGCTCTTCGCCGCCGGCTGGGCCTTCACGACAGCGTCGACGACGTCCTGATAGGACATGCCCGCCGCCTCCAAGAGCACCATCGGGTCGCGGGTCGTCACGGCCCGCTGAAGCAGCTCGGGGTTCACCACCCGCGAGAGGTCCGCCACGGCTCGAACCTTCTCCTGCTCAGCGCGGAGAGCCTCCTCCTTCTCACGAAGGGCCTTCTGCTCCTGCGCCAGCTTCTTGAACCAGTTCTGCGCGGGCTCTGGCGGCTGCTCGACTTTTGACTCCGGCTTTGCCTCGATTTGTCCCTCTTTTGCCTCAACCTTCGACTCGACCGGAGCGGGCGGCTCGACAGCCTTCGGAGCGGCTGGCTTGGCAGCGGCGAGCGCGGCGGCCTGGTAGTCGGCAGCGGTCTTCGGAGCAGCGGGAGCAGGAGCGTTGGCTTCAGACATTCAGGTCCTCACGAAATCAGCGGGGGAACGGCGGGAGTCGGCGGGGTGGGTTCGACGTTGACGGTGTTGTTGATGGAGCCCCCGCCGCTCGCCGGAGCGGGCATCCCGCCTCCGAGTGCGTTCGCAGGGAGCCCGGCCTGAATCGACGCTTGGGCCGCGAGCGTCTTCGTCATCTCGTTGGTGGCCATGTCGATGAAGTCGCGGAGCATCTGGAGCCGCTCCTCCTCGATGTCGAAGTGCTGCGCGGCGAGGTACGCCGCGGTCGCTCGAGGCACGAGCTGCGAGAGGTCCTGGTACTTCTCGATGAGCGGCATCTTCGGCTTGGGCTCGTCGAGAATCTTCGAGAGGCACCAATCGATGTTGTCGAGCGCGGCGTTCGCGAGGGTCTGCTCGGCCTCGACGTCGGGGAAGTCGAGCAGGCGCTTCGCGGTGGGGATGTCGATGTACCCGCCGGCCACGAGCTCGTTCACGCGCTGAAGGCGCGCGGACGGGTGCGTCGGCAGGCTCGAGACGGGGAACATCTGGATGACGAAGTCGTCCGGGTCGACGGCGATTTCGCCCCACTTCACCACCTTGGCGAACTGCTTCGACGGGATGCGCACCTCGGACTCGGGTGCGAACTCCTGAACGAGCTTCATCGCCAGTCGCGTGAAGTCGAGGAAGAAGTTCTCGTCGGCCTGCGCGTCGAAGGCGAACCGCTCGCTCTCGATGTCGTTGTACTCGCGCAAGGCGACCGCCGCGTCGAGGCCCGAAGGCTTCTTCGCTGCCGCAGAGAGCTCGGAGAGGCCGACCTCCTGGAACGCGCGCGAGTAGAGCCGGTCGCGCTCGGCGAACTCCTCGCCGGCCACCGCGTTGGTGTTGTCGACCATCACCACCGCGCCCGGCGGCCCCTTCGTCTTGACGATGGGGCTGAAGCTGTTGTCGAAGGCGTTCTCGTCGACCGCACCGGCTTGGACGAAGGTTCGGCCGCGACCTCGGCGCCGGAGCTGCTCGGAGATGGACGTGTTGAGCCGGTTCAGCTCTCGCTGGATGCCGGTCAGAATCTCCGCGATGCCTTGGCCCCAGAAGCCTTGAAGGCGCGAGCGGTAGCGGCGGAAGACGAACGGGAAGCAGTCGAGGGCCCACGACTCCTCGAGCAGCACGACGCCGTCGCCCGTGATGATGACGTGCTTGCCATCCTTCGCGCCCTTGCTCGAGGGGAGGTGCCAGCCCTCCCACACCTCGACGACGTCGGAGACGCCGTTCATCACGGTGTCGGAGCCATCGGTCGCCGTGGCGGCGATGGGGATGGCGGCGCTCGGGTACTTCTGGGAGAGCACCTCGCGGTCGGCGAGCATCCGCACGAAGAGCTGCCGCGGCTTGCCGTAGATGCCGTCGGCGTCGTCGACGTAGACGTCGTCGATGAACACGGGCTCGGCGCACACCTTGCCCTTCTTCTCGACCCACACGCGCAGCGCGCCCGTGCCGAAGGTGTAGGCCGACAGGCGCACCTTCTTCGCGAGCTCGTGGATGTGCGTCTCGTAGAAGAGGCCCTGCGCCCAGAGGTTCGCCTTGCGGGCGCGCTGCTGGCCCTTCCATGAGCCTCCGGCCGTGAGGAACGTCGGGCGGGGACGCTGCTTGCCCACCTTGGAGCCGAGCGCCTCGATGCAGGTCGCCACCACGTTGAACGTGATGCGGTTGGGGATGCCCCGCCCGTACCA